GGAATCAGTCATTGGTTTCTCCTTACTGATGGGTTTATAATTACGAGCAACAAGATCTACAAAATTAAAGAACGTACTATGTGTTCCTATTTTACGAATAGTGTTTAATGACTCTTGCTCTAAAGCTTCTTTAACATCTTTTTTATAGGTGGCATCCATTATGGAAATTAACTCTTTTTCACTATAATGTTCTGTTAACTGCTCTACAGTAGAAAACACTAAACTACGCTCATTGATCTCATCGCATTTTTTGGTGTCACGTAACGAAGGAAATTTAAAAAAGCTATAAGCTTCATTCCTACTAGAAGTGTTGTCGTTTTCTAATACGACATATGTTTTATTTTGTGGCATGATTGTTCCTCTCTATGAACTACTCCCTACATAAGCATAGCCTATGTAGGGAACTTTATAAAGTATTACTTGCTCTTATGATACTTTAGCAAACTCAAGAGCTTTGGTCATAGCCTTACGTTTAGTCGTAGCACCTGTACCAAACCATGCGGAGTTAAGTGCGTGGTCACGACTCTTTGCACGTTTTTGGTGATCCATAACATATGTCACACCATTGAGTGCTCCCCACCAAGTGCCTTTGGCAGAAGCTTTGCTATGTCCAGGAGATGTTTCAATAGCTTCTAATACCATTTGTGAAGTTTTACTAAACTCCTCATGCAAGGGAGGCAAGTCTGCTTCTTTAGTTTTGCCACGCTCGATAAGTAATTTAGGCTGGAATAACTCTGCTATAAAATTATCTACCTGATCTCTAGTAGCTCTTTTATTGGCAAGGAACTCAGACTGCTCTTGGAATGTTTTCATTTGCTCACCACTAATACCGAGTGCAGTCTCAGCGGCTTGCATAATTTCCTCATCAAACATTTGTAAGTGCAGTACTCTAAACTTACCAGTAATACCATTTGACTCCAGAGCTAGAGTTATTGTGTTGTTACATACAACTCGTATGGGTGTAAACATCATGGTCATTGCTGTGCCAACCTTGTGACTGTTAGCCATTAACAAATAACCTTCAATGTCGTCGCCTCCTGCTAACTTAAAACCTTTTTTAATTTTAGCAAGACCCCATACACGCTCACCATCACTAAGGCTACCAGCAGTATCCATCTCCATATGACCAGCATCGGTAAACTTTTTGAAGAAAGACATGGTCTCATGGTTTTGAAAAGGTACAAAACCTTCGCCACAATGTGATAGCACACGGTTATCTGAGTCACGCACTATAAGGTAGTCGTCTTGAGCACGAAGCATTTTTGCTTCACCTCGTGGGTCATTTAAGTCCCATGTATTTGGTTTGTCCGCATAGTAAACAGGACGTTTGCTAACTGTCCAATCAAGACCAGCGGCTTTGAGCATCTCCTCTGGTGTAAGTTTGTGCTCAACTTTTTTACCTAGACCATGCCAAGGAACTTCTCCTGCATAAGCCATTGTTTCTACTTGGTGTGCCATATTGTTCTCCTTTCTAAAAAACTAGGCATTAATAGCTACGTCAACCGTAGGTAAATTATTATAGTCAGACAAAGGTATGTCAAGTACACAAACATCGCCTTTGTCATTGTAAGCTATATGGCAACGCATCTCAACATCATTGTGTAATAACTGCTCAATAATAGGGTATTTACAATTATCGGGAAGTTTACTAACAAATCTAGCCTTGAGGGTACGGTTAGCATTGCGCTGAATAGCTCTGTTGTTTAACTTTATAATAAAGTCTCTTGTTAAGTATTTTACTGTTTCCATGTGTGCTCCTTCTATAGCAATTTACTTATATTAAATTATGCCTGTAGATACGCACCAAGTATAATAAAATATACTCATAGCGACCAACTAAGCAGGGATCTGATATCCTCTACTAAACATTGGGTGTATTAGATGTAAGTTTTCTAATGCTCTCGTTAAACCAACATAAAACACACGAGCTTCATCAAAATGCTCGTTATCAAACTTGCGCCACATAGAGTATGATCTACGCATGGTATCTGTTAGCATCATAACATTTGTTGCCTGTGCTCCTTTTGCAGAATGTATTGTAGATATCCGTATACGTGGCTCTTTTGTAAGTGATTCACCTTTACGCAGACAAGCCTTAATATACCTTTTATCACTATCAGATATCTTACCCAACCCTTCATCCCATGGAAGATTATGAAGTAACCCATGAAAATCTTGTAGATCTTGTAACGAATATCTTTGGTCAATCTGCCCTTTACCAAAAGTTTTATGACCATACTCTACTTGAGTGCCAATAAGCATCTGGCTATATATAGTACGCACTTGTTCTACGTTCATAGACTGTCCGTTACGTAAATTTTCCCACAGCCTTACAGCTTCTAACACTTTACCATCTATAGATTTACTGCCATTATAAGTATAAAGGTGTCCCCTTCGGCGAACTTCTTCTTCTATTTGCCTAGCACCTCTTGTTGTTCTACTCAGTAGAAGCCAATCGCTTTGGGACATATCAACTTCTTCGGAGTGTCTATGCCAGAAAACACCCCCTTTATCCTGCCTTGGATTGAATTGTTTGGCTCTACGGTTAACGACTCTTTGAATAACTTTCTCACTAAGTGCATGGTGATCGGAGGGAATCCTGTAACTTTGGTCGAGAACGGTAACGGAACCACTGAGCCCTATGAAGTAGTCTACATCTGCTCCCGCATAACGGAAAATGGCTTGGTCGTCATCTCCAGCTACAAACATCTCCTTGGAATTAGCTTGTAATTGATGCACCATAGACCATTGTAAAGGGGATAAATCTTGTGCTTCATCTATAAAAACAACCTCTAGTTTTGGAGCTAACTGTCTATAACAGAACTGCTCTAACATATCTGTATAATCAAATAGGTTGTAGTGTTCTTTCCATGCTTTTAGACCACGATCAACATAATCAACCCTAGCCCAATCCGTTTTAAGTGGAACAGTAGAAGCATTATATACAGACCTTAAAGGTTGTTGCTGGATACGTGCTATATTTATAATTTCTAAAAACTTATCCCCATATCCAAAATCTTTATACGGACCTTGATCACTCATCGCATTACCAAAAAATCCACCTATCTTTAACCACTCACCTACTTCACTAAATTTATCAGATGTCATAATCTGTGAAGTATTCACACCCATCTGCATAAAAGCTAAACTGTGAAGAGTACGGAAAAAAGGCAAGTCTTTCTTGTGCAATCTAAACTTATAAATAGCTCGATTCATAGCTTCTTCAGCCGCTCTGCGTGTAAATCCAAAATAGCCTATACGATCTGGTGGCACACCTTTCTGCATATATTCTTCAGCTTTATTTAGCAAAAAGGTAGTTTTGCCTGTTCCAGGAGGACCTATTATTATATTCATTTTTTCTTAGGTCGACCTCTAGGTTTTTTAGCTGTGGTAGAAGAAGCACCTTGTACTTGTACAGATACAGAACCTTTTGGCTGTATCCAAGGAAATATTTTACTTAATAAATTTCTAAATATCATAGTATGTTATCCTCCATAGGCATATCAGGTAAAGCTAAAGGCTCATCATTTGTTGCAAAGTAGTCTTGTGGTAATGACCATACATGTATGCCTTTACCTTTTACTCTCCAAAACATTTTTTCAGCCTCCAATCCCTGTAATCTTAAGGTTATTTTATTAGAAGTGTAGTGATTAAAGTCATTTACAGACAAATGTTTCTTTATATCCTTTACCTGAAAATAAACTTTACTTTCTGCCCAAACAGCAACTCCTTGTAGTATATCCTCACGATCTGTACCCTTTGCTCTGTCTGTGCAAAACTGTGATAATAAATCTTCAAACTCTCCTTTTATTGTAGCATCTGGTGGCACTTCAACAATAGTTAAGTTATCCAGTAATAGTTGTATTCTAGTCTGCCATGCTCTTTGACTAACGGCAATAGGCAGTTTATTGATTTGAGCCACACAGTCTTTTTGAAAACGTGTTTGACTAATCAACCCATCAGTGCTTAACTCAACACGTTGACCATCAACATCAAGTATCCATATCGGTGGGTCACCATCTATTTTTGTTAAGCTAGACATCTGATTTTGTACTCCAGCTGGACCAACACCATACTTACGAGTTATGCATATATCCTTATTACAAAAAGGTTTGACAGGTTGATCTTCACATTTGTAGTGATAATCTTTTCGTTGTAACTGTTTTATTACAGCACCGACTTCATTATGACTCAAAGGTGGGTGTAAATAATCTACATTGTAGCGTTGAACTAAAGCTTCCCAATTATCTCCATCAAACATACGAGCATAGACACCTAGATTAAATAACGCATTATTACGTGACCCTTCACCAAAACCTTGCTCACAAAGTGCATTCAAACAAGGAGGACCATCTTTTAACTTTGGTTCTGGTTTTGATATTGTAAAATCTCTAAAACTATCTGGACCAATACGAAACCTATGTGCCTGTTGCACAAACTCCTCTGGTGTCATAATTTCGCCACTAAAATTATAAACAGATCGAGTGCTTAAATCACCTTTAAAATAGGGCATGTTCAAACCATTACCTGTATCACCTCTGTCTACAAGAATAGTTGATTGTTTAGGGAATATTTCCCCCTCTGCATGTCCTAATGAAGCCGCTAACTCTGTAAGTTTAGATTGTACAAATCCTGCTTTTATAGGGTCAGTAAAGAAAAAGTATATATGTGCTCCCCCTGATTTACTCCTACCAACCCATCCAGGAATCTTAGCTCCTTTTAATTTCTTTACTAAAACTTGGTGGTCAACTTCATAATTATCAATGTCTATCGCACCCCACGTACACATATTATCATCACGTATTGGTATAATACCTAAACCCTGTTTCCCATCTAAGTGTTGTTGCCATAATTCCACAGTAGGAGGCTGTTTAATTATTTTATAGACACCTAATTTTTTACCATCGGCACGTTGCTCATCAGGATTAAATATCCCATGTGCTCGTTTGTTGCCTTCAAATAATTTTAAAAAATTTTCTGCTAATTCCATCATAAACTCCAAGAGGTAGAACGGTGTACATTTGAGCGCAAATGTACACCGTTCCGCAACGGTAGGCGATCAACTCCTACTGTTGTTAGAATGGCGAGTCGTCATCAGCCTGTTTTTGTGGAGTTTCAGGTGTTTCTTTTACCTCTACTTCTCCAGCTTTTACAGACTTTGCAAACTCTACTGCCATATCAAAAAGGTCACGTTCTTGACTAAGGTCAAGCATACCTACCTTATGTATATCCCAACCAAACCAAGAACCTTTATCATTAGATTCTGCTACTGTTGTTAGTTGGTATTTATGTGACATCATAGGTAAAACGAAAGTACCGTTTTTACCTACTGACGTAAGTGAGTTCATTTGCGTTACCCACTTACGAGCTTTACGTAATTGTGTACTACTCATTGTAATTAAACAACGCTGAGGACCATCTTCATCAATTAGTATTACAAAAAACTGAGCCGTGTTTGTGAGTAGATTACCACTTGGTAGCACATCTTCACCACGTTCATTTTTAGTAGTAGTTTGAGTTATGGGGTCATCAGGGTGGAAGCTACCAAAATATCCACCACCTTTTTCCCTAGGAGCCCACTCCACAAACCTACGATTATAGTAACAAGGTACTACAAGCACACCTTGTTCACCGTCATACACTTTGTTAGAAACAGTATTAAATACCATTCCTGCCTCTGCTCCTTCAACGTAAGCACCCTCACGTTTATTAACTTGTGGACTTAGCTGTGCAAGTATTCTAAGGAAAGGCACAGCCATATCATCTGTACGTGTTTCCTCAAACCCTAGCGAACCAAACTCCTCAAAGCTATTTAGTGCAACATTTGTAGCACTCTTTTTAGTTACTTCATTTGCCATTTTTAGCTCCTTGTTACTTTAGCTTTCTGCCCCACGAATATGCCAAGCAAGTCGTACGGTAGGTTTTCACCTTTTTCTACTTGCTCTTTAACAAAAGACTTGAGTGTCATGGGTTCAACCCACGTCTTTGTTTGTGTTGCCATACCACGCTGATCAAGCTCGGCAAGCAAGTCTTTAGCAAGGTTATCCTCGCCACGACCAAAAGCCGCAGTCACATGGTTTTTTATTAATGAACCATGCCCCTGTTCGGTAAGCCATTTAAAAGCTTCATCCTGTTTAGCTTTTGGTATACTCGCACTATAAAACGGTGATACGTTTATTTTAGAACCATCATCCATTTTAAGTTCAGCAACACCATATTCATCCATAGCGGCAGGAAGTAAATCCTCAGCTACTTTACGATGCTCTTGTTTTGCATCCTTGAGCTCTTGTTCAAGGTCAGCTATACGTTGTTCTAACGTAAGTTGCTGTTTGCATAGGTTACTGATAGTGCTTATACCTGATTTATCTAGGCTAGTCAGGTCACTAGCCACACTTTCAAAGTCCTGCATTACAGACTCCTCCTATGGTATAAATCAACCGTTAGTGGATAATACTTGCCTTCCAGCCTGTCCCACTTTAACACTTTGAACTTACCATTATTACATTTAGCCGCCTGAGCACAGGCTATGCCTATGCATACAGGATCACCTGATAATAATAAAAAGTCATTGTCATTAAACTTTCGCAAACCTTTTTCAATCCTACGCACTGTCGGTTGTGTACTAAATGCTACTTGCTCTTTTGCAGGAACAAGTATTTGCAAATCGCCAAAGGCAACTGCATCAGTGATATCTCTACCACGCACTTCTTGTGTTATGTAGACTGTCACGGCTTTCTACTCCGTTACTTTCTATGTAGGCAGGATTGCCTACCAAAATATTATGCACTTTTATATATAGTAATAAAACAAAAAAGTTATCTAAGTAATCCATCAGATATTATAATATACGATATCTAGTATCTTTGACTGGCCTCGCGAGATTATACAGGACTAAAAAAGTTTAGGTGATATTTTGTTTTGGGTGTATTATAAGTAACCAGTCAGAAAGTGGTGAGATGCGTTATAAATTTAAACACAAGCCATATGAGCATCAGCTTGATGCGCTTACTAAATCTTGGAATACATCAGAGTTTGCATACTTTATGGATATGGGTACAGGCAAATCAAAAGTATTAATTGATAACATGTGCATATTATATGACCGTGGAGAAATTACTGGTGCATTAGTTGTCGCACCAAAAGGTGTGTATAGAAACTGGGAACGTGGTGAGTTACCAAATCATTTACCGAAACATGTAATCGCTGACATTGTTTTGTGGAATCCTAACCAAACTAAAAAACAACTAGAAGAACAACGTAAATTATTTTTCCCTGATGATAATTTAAAAATATTTATTATGAACGTAGAAGCATTGAGCACTAAAAAAGGTGCTACTATAGCAGAAAAATTTTTGATAGCTCACGATGCTCTCATGGCTATAGATGAAAGCACTACTATAAAAAATAAAGATGCAAAACGTACAAAAACGGTGGTTTCTCTAGGAAAACACGCTAAGTACAGGCGTATACTTACAGGCTCTCCAGTAACAAAAAGCCCTCTGGACTTGTATTCACAGTGTGAGTTTCTTGATCCGTGGTTATTAGGTCATAGTAGTTTCTTTAGTTTCCAGCATGAGTATGCAGTAGTACAACGTAGAACTATGGGAGCGCATAGTTTTAATCAAGTGGTAGGCTACAGGAATTTACAAAAATTAAACTCGTTATTAGAAAAATTTAGTTTCAGAGTTAAAAAAGAAGATTGTTTGGATTTACCAGATAAAGTGTATGTAAAACGTAGTGTAGAACTCACAAAAGAACAAAGGTCTGTATATGATAGTTTAAAAAGTTTTGCACTTGCCATGATGAAAGAAGGTAATGTTACTACTGATACTATACTTACTCAACTGTTACGTATGCAACAAGTTTGCTCTGGACATGTAAAAACTGACGATGGTGTTATGAAAATATTTGATTCAGCAAAACTACCTGAGCTTATGTCCATACTAGAAGAGACAGATGGTAAAGTAATAATTTGGGCTACATTTACACATGATATTATCTCTATACAAAAAGCAATAGCTGATAAGTATGGTGAAAATACTGTGGCTACTTACTATGGTGAGACAGAAAGTAACCAACGGCAGGAGATCGTAAATATTTTCCAAAACCCAGACAGTCCACTAAATTATTTTGTTGGACAACCAAGAACAGGTGGGTATGGTTTAACTCTTACACAAGCTAAGACTGTTATATATTATAGCAATAATTTTGATTTAGAAGTTAGATTACAAAGCGAGGATAGAGCACATCGTATAGGTCAAACTAGTAAAGTAACTTATATAGATATTATAGCTGAGAACACTACAGATGAACGTGTATTAAAAGCACTACGTAATAAGATTAATATAGCAAGTCAGGTATTAGCGGAAGATTTTAGGGATTGGATTATTTAAAACTTACTCCTATTATACCAAAGATAGAATAAAAATATGAAAAACCCACATACTGTAAGTATCAAAAATATTATACTTACTATTTCTATAAAATGTCTTCTTGCTTCTCGTTGAGCGTATAATGTTTCTTTTCTTTGTTTACGAATATCTGCTTCCATGCGTAACAATTCTTGCCAAGCATTTGGACCACACATCGCACTAATTAATTTACGTAACTCATCACGTTGATTTTCTAATTGTTTCTTTTGCGTAAATAGCTCAATCGCTTCTTCTTCAACACTTTTAGCATTAAATATCTTTTTAAATATTGGTGGGTTTTTTGCTTCATGGTGAGCACGATCTATATCTGATACCGCCGACATCCACCGTGATAAATCCTTACCCATGCTTTCAATATCACGACCTATTGATACACCTTTTTTTAGTGCAGAAAAAGCCGCTCCAGCAATCGCCATTGCTGATACTGGATCAACCATTTAGGTAACTGCTCTCATGCGTTGTTCAAGACGTTGCGCTCTGTTTGGAACTTGATTATACCATCTTGAATCAACCATTTGATCTGCGGCCTCTTGCCAGTTTCGATTATTGATAGCCGCTATAAATTTTTTAAATTTACTAAATCTTGGTCTTCCTAAATTAAACATCATATTTGCTATGATTAATTGGACTTCATCGGGCAATGCTTGAAGAGCGGGGAATATGACCTCACAGTCTTTGAGCACCACGTCGATGTCGCGAGTGAAGCATTCTGATACTCTATCTTTTGAGACCACTGTTCCAACAGGTTGTCCATGCTCTTGATCATCATCACGTATAAGATGACCAATACCAAAAGTGGGATAACCCAAATGATCCAAGTATATTTCATACTTGCAACCCTCGTCTAGTTCTAGCTCTGCTTGTAATTTTTTTATATTCATTATGTTAATGCCATTATTCCTGATCTGTTTCTATTTGCGATAGCACTACCTATATCATCACGTGGGAACAATGAATCGTAATTTGTTCCTGATCGAGTGGGAGTAGATGCCAAAGGTAGCGGAGGTATGTTTAATCCAGCTGTTTGTGTAGGTAAGGTGGGGGGCTGTGGTGTAACTGAAGGTAAAACACTAGCTGTGGGTTCACTTAAATCATCTCCCATTTGTGGAGGTTGACCTGTGCGTTCAACTTCTTCTTTAGGTGTTTCCACATCTTTACTAAATTTATCACCTAACTGACCCAAAATATTAGCGAATACATTTCCTTTGCGTCTATTCCAAAACCTTCGTGTCGCCGTTGTAGCACCCCCACCATGTATTTTTTTTAACTGAGAGACTGAAGGTGGACTGGCAAAAATATTAGCCATGATATTATTTGTAAAAATAGTTTTAAATGCCTGAAACTCTAATTTTGCTAAACCAGCTATAGATGCGGCCGCTTGTATTTGACCTCCCGCATCTACTTGAAAACCAGCAAGAAAAGATGCATAAAGTCTATTGTCCATCAAATCTTTGATGTACTCGTTAGTTTTCCCATCATAAGTAGGGATATCATTTTTTACTGTAGCTGATTGGAACAAAGGTTTAAAACTACCGTACCCTTCTTGTTGATTAAAATTTAAAAGGTAATTAAACTGGTCACGTAACTTTTTAACATCTACTATGTTAAGATCTTGTTTATCAAGGTCTGAAACTCTCTCTAATATTCTATTAAAAACAGCCGCTCGCATTTGCGTAGCGGCTTTACCATCAATACCACCATTTTTATTAATAAAGTTAATCATTTCTTTTTCGGTCATTGATTCAATTGCTTTTAACGCTCTTTCACCCACTGTCATATCACGCTTCATAGCGGCTTGTACACCATCTGATTGTAACCAAGAAGATTTCTGAGAAATATTCGCTAAGGCTTTACGGTCACCAACATTAGGAACTATTTTTTCAAATAAATCGCTATCTGCTTCCATAATAGTCCGTATTCGTTCTTGTGTCTTAGCTGGATTTTGATATAACCATGTTATAAAACCATCTTGCACATCTGCTATTAATTGTTGTGCGGCTATTTTAGCATCTGGTTTATTACCAGCCGCTCCCTTTGCCATTTTAGTAAAATAATCCCAATCTTTAGAAGTAAATTGACCTGTCCAAAATTTTTCTGCAAGCTCGTTTGGCATTACATCAGATTTACGAGAAAACATACTTGCAATATTAGAAGCATTAAGAGTATCAGATTTAAGTTTAACTAATGTTTTTGCTTCATCATAAAATTTTAAAAACTCTTTACTACCACCGACAGGATTCTCTAAAATTTCATCTATAGCGTCGACAATAAGTTTTGCAGATTTAGAATCATTTTGGTCATTCATCAATCTACTTGCTCTATCACGCAAACCTTTCAGCTGACTTAATGCATCAAAACTTTTTTTCTTACCTTGATCTTTTACAACGAGCTTGGAAACTTTTGGGTCAAGCACATTAATTAATGCATTTGTAATTTCTTTAAGTTCACCGCTTAACTCACCTTCAGCACGAGTTGTAGGTGTTGGTATTAACTTCCCTTGTGCATCGATAGCCCTACCAGCTTTGTTTACTCGTTTTGGGGTTGTTCTTATTTGTGTTCCAAGTTGTATATCTCTTGCTATACTTTTTAAAGGTGTAAGATCAAATACAACTCTATCTGAACCAGCAGTATTAAAAGCTTTTTTATAGGCCTCATCAATAAGCTCATTATGAGATACTTGTAGTTTACTAGCTGAATCTCTTATACCACGCTCAATACCCTCTAATGTCATACCTTCTGGTAAAGTACCACCAAATTTATTAGCGACAAGTTGGTATACTTGCTCTGCTAATTCATCTTGTTGAAGTTTTGTATAGGTGCTTAATTCTTCTGCTGTAAAAGAGTCAAAATCACTTTGCGCTTTTTGTTTTAATCTTTCAAACAATGCTCGTTGTTGTTTATTTATCAGTCGTCCAGGAATACTAGATGTTCCAGCGGTTTGAGTAAATGCGGCTTGAATCAATTTATTATCACTCGCTAATTGTGCCGCACCAAATAAAGGCAACCCTAATCTTTCTGCGGCTTGTTGAGCTTTTAATGCCTGTGGACCTGAAGTTTTTCTAGCTAAAATGGAAGCTCCAGTTTCACCTGTGATCCCTTGTTTTAGTTTACCTCCTAATACAGGAAGAAATTTTGTTATTATACCATCTACTATACCTATTGTAGCCGCATCACCTTTATCAAGACCTTGTAAAAGTTCAAAATTATCTAAAGAAGTTTCATCAGCAATAGCCTGATCAATTAAATTCCCTAATGAAGCTCCAACAGCAGTGCCTACGAAAGGTTTAAAAACAGTACCCACTAAACTTCCAACGGTTGTGAAATTACCTACGTTAGCGGTAATCGCTCCAGTTGTTTGAGGTAATGTACCAAGCCCTACATTATCTACAGTAAAAACATCACCGTCTGGTGTAAGACTATAAACTTCTATAAATTTTCCACCTCCTGTTGGTATGCGAGAGTACTTACCTTCGGGATGATGTTTTTTAAAATATAATTGCCTATCTTCAAATGTACCAGCATTTTGTCTTCGCACTAAACCATCAGTAACAGTAAATCCTATTGGACCTTTGGTGCGTGATCCTTGCCACTTATCACCAAGTTTTTCTGTCAATACTGAATCTATTCTATCAATCTCAGCATTCTTAAACGTATTATAATTAGCTAAAATTTCAGCATCTCTAGCGGCAGTTATATCAGGAGACAATGGTTCAAAGTCACCTACTGAAGGATCAGGTAAACCAAGTTGCAACAAATCATCGGCTATTTGTTGTTCTAGCATAGCTTCACTAAGTGTGTTATCTTGTAGATCAACAAACTCTCCTAATCCAAAAGGTGTAAATCTAGCACCTCCAGGAGTAAATTTTATATCAGGTGTAGCACTTTGAGTTTTTGGAAAAGTAACACCACCACCTTGTTGAGGAGTTGTACTCCCACCTTTTTTTGGAAAAGTAATAGCCATTAGTTTACTCTAGTAAAACCTTTTAATAATTGATAAGTTGCCGTAGCGTCATTATCTGCTAACTCTGGATATTGAGAAGTAAGATCTGGCCATTTTGCTAAAAAGTCATTTAAGTCATTATTTTTAGCAACTTCAAAAACTTGTGCTTGGGTTGCAGTTAATACATCAAAACCACCGTCTGGTTTTTTAATACCTATACCACCCTCTGGAACTGGTTTTGCTTTTGCTTCTGCTTCTATTGCACTGACCATTTCTTCTGTGATTACTTTATTTGCGGCACGTATTTCACGTAACCCCTCATTATATTTAGCGTATTTTGCTTCTGCTCCAAGACCTTGATTTGCTGGGTCTTTTAAAAATTCACTTGAGTATTGTGCTTCTAACTGAGCTCTCTTATTTGCGGCAGTAAATACAGCGTTTAATGTTTTTAGACCTTCACGTGTAACACCTATATTTGGTGCGGCTTTAATAATCAAGTCAACTTCAGATTGATTTAAATTTCCAGGAAATCCCTCTGCCATCATAATAGCAAATTGTGATCCAACTGATTGTAATAATTCACCAGAAGCTACATTATCTAAATCTCCCTGAAAGAACCTGTTGAACCTATCTTCTCCTAGTGCAGATCGCATCGTATCTACTATACCAAGAGATTTAGCCATTTTGGTAATATTTAAACGAGCTTCAGCAAAAGCTCCAGTATTATAATTTTCTGACGCTTGAAGAGCTAACTGCGATAACTGAGCAAGTTGTTGACTATTTTCTGACGCCTTTGCTATTTCTGCTACTTGTTTACCAAATATAGTTGCAAACTCTTTATCAAGTGCTTCATTAGGGTTATAATTTTGTTGGACTGTTGATTTTGCTACGACAAAGTCGTTATATGTTTTAGCTAAATACTCATTTTTAGCCGCTTGCTTATCTTGCTCTGTACCCTCTGTGTTTTTGTAAATTCTTTCAGCATTAGCGTTTGCTATTCTTTCAAACTCAGAATCTTTAACTGGTGTGTATTTTTCTGAAAACGCCTGAAACTCAAGCAATGTTTCAGCGTAATTTTCATCTGTTGGATCCATGCCCAACAACTTAGCTTGCACCTCTTTAAATTGTTTTATTTCTCTTTGAAAATCGGTATCTGGTATTGTCACACCTGTTTCATCAGCTGTAAGTGGTGAAACAGTGCCGTTTTTATCTACTTTGAAAAAACCACTTTCAGCACTACCATAAACCTCAAAATCAATAGGCATACCCTCAACTGTTTTGAATTCAGTTGAACCAGTTTGTTTATTACTAACAAGCACTCCACCGCCTACGGTTTTAAATTCATATTTATCATCAACTTTTTCTGTGCCTAAATACTGTATATTTTTTGTAGGATCATCAGCTGTAAGATCTATTAAAGCAGTACGACCATCTTCTAATTTAATCGCACTACGAGCAGGAGCATTAGCAACATCTGTCGCTTTATATTCACCTGTTTGTTTATTAAAATTATATACTGTGCCATCAGTAGTTGTGAATGTTGTATACTCAGTTGGAGTGGGTTTTCCAAATGGAGTAGTTTCACCTGAGGTTTTATTGACAATAAAAGGTTGCCCTGTACCATCTGTTTGAACAGTAATATCATCAGCTTCTAATAATTTAGGTAGTGCTGTTTTTAATAAGTCAGATTTTTGTTCTGCGGCACTCGTTTTAGCGGCAGTTTCCGCATCTAATGCTTTAAGTTTTAATTCTTGATCTTGTTTACTTTTAGCTTGTGCCATTTGTAATATAGGATCACCAACATCTTTTATAGTTTCTTTACTCAAAATCGTTGATAATAATTCTCCTCGGGGTGCATTAGCTATTGCGGAGGCGAGATTTAATCCTGATATTACTGGATTAAATTCATAACCTGTAGGTGTATCACCAAGCACATCTTGATATTGTTTGAGATAAGATTCGTATCCTTGAGGTTCAGGTATAAGAGAAGTCAAACCAGATAATTTTGTTGTGATATCTTCTGCATCTGTAGAACCACTTGCTCGCCTCACAGGTTGTTCACCCATAGCAATACGTGCTTTAGCTTCTGCTTGTCCTGGAGCTTGTTCAGTCAAACCACTAGTAATACCTACACCATCAGCTGATATACCACCTTCTTGCACTGTTTCCATAATACCAAGAGTAGGTTGTATTAAAGTTAGTACAGACTCAGGTGTTTTATTAGCATCTTTTTTACCAACTAACCCACCAAGTTCTTGACGACGTTCAGCCACAGTAGCTTCATCACCACGTATAGCATTCATAATTCCTGCGTAATCTTCAGCATTATCAATTTGCTGTTCTAAATTATCTATAGACTGTGCCATTTGTGCAAACATTGGTCTTGCTAAAGCTTGATCTTTCATATTATTCATTAGCCAAATGCCCTATTAAATCCACCGTATAAACTTAAACCACCTATCCCTGCACCCAATAATTGATTTAAGAGACTTGGTTGAGGGGTAGAGCTTATTTGTGTTTGCATTTGTGTAGTGGGTGCTCCTGTTAAAATATCACTGTAAAAACCTAGACGTTGCCTAGGCTCCATTACATTCTGTAAATCTGTTTGTCTTTGTGCTTCTAACTGTGCTTGTAGTAAAGCACGTTCTTGTTCACCAAGCTGTGACATAACACCTAACCCTGACACATCCATTCTTTGCGCTAACTCGCCTAAACCACCTAGCCGTGTTCCTGCTTCTATTTGTCTTTGGAGTTGGTTTTGGGCGGCTTGTTGCGCTTGTAAAAAATTTTGAGCTTGTGATTGAGCCAACGCTGAAGCTCTATTACGATCAACTTCACGTGATAAAATCTCTGCTCTACTTCCGCCAAAAGCTTTTGCGCCAATCGCACGATCTGCCGCTTGATTCTGTTGTATGTCATACGCTCTATTAATTTCATCTTGTACCGCTTGTTGGTAAGGGTTCATATATTGGTCTATCATGGTCTGTGAGGGGGCTAATCCTCCAGCTTGTATCATAAGAGATGCTGGGTTTATAAAATTTTGGTATGCACCAACACCTAATTTTGAGGCATCAGCAAAAGCTTGTTGTTGTAAATCAGTAGCACCTTGCGCTTGTACTGCTGGTAAACCGCCAACAGGAGGTGCAGAAGTTAAATCTTTTGCTTGTTCGAGTAATCCTAATTTATAAGCTTCTATTTCAGGGGCTTCTCTTTGAATAATAGTATCAATTGCCATTATGCTCTGCCCTCATACTGTTTCATCATTTGGTACATACGTTTTGCACCCTTAGTTCTGTCTCCCCCACCAGCTCCTTTTACAGCATTTGCTGTCATAACAAACTCACCATCACTTAACAAAGCTGGTATTGAATCACTGGTTCCTGTTCCAGGACCAACGATTTCACCACCATCAGCCGCCTGTATTCTTTGATAAAATGGGTTGTCACCATAGAAAGTATTAGGGTCAAACCCATATTGGTATATACCCTGTTCTATATCTCGATTTAAAATCATTTGCCCTGTAATATCATCTATATTATCACCATCTTCATCTACTGGTGGACGTAATGAGTCGTAGGCGGTAAGTGCTCCGACTCCTGCGACAGCTAATGGAGCAAACTTTTTAAGTGTGCTAGGCTCTTCGTATTTAGTAGTAGCACTAGTAATAGCTTTTGTTATCATGTCTGTTTCTTTATCTGGACTTAAAGCTGGTAAACCCTGATTTTTTAAAGCTAAATTTGCTACATCAATTGATTGTTGTGCGCCCTGTGCGGCTTCAACTGTTGCCGCTTCTGGGCTTAATGAAGTACGTGATGGGCTTAAATAACTTTCTAAGAATGATTCACCAGAAGTTTGCCCACTAGCATCCATTACATTAGGTGCTGGGTCATATACATACTTTTTAAATGCTTCTGTTATAGGATTAGCTGTTTCTAAACCTTCTAAACCTGTAGCTGGTTGTGCTTGCACAGGAAGATTTGAAGCCGCAAGTTCTGGTTGTGGAAAGCCTTTTGCTATAATCTCCGCTTGACCAGCTAATTGATCTATTTGATTAGTAGCTGGACTAACATTTACTGGAGATTTTGGTGTTCTATCAAATATACCACGTATACCAACATCCCTACCTGTTCCTAAAAAGCCTTTACCTTTTGCAAAACTACCTAAACCAGCTAAACCGCCAGATATCAAAGCACTTTTCAAAGCATCACCAGTTGAAGCACCCCTAAGTTTGGAAGCGGCGAAACCACCTAAACCAGAACTTAATGCGAGTGGTAATGTCGGCAGTAAAAACGGTGCTAATACAGGCAATGCTATAGGAGCTATTGCTTTGACAGCTTTTTTAATACCACTAAATAATTTTTTTAGAAAAAACTCAGGCTGACCAGTTACAGGGTTTATACTATTTAATTCATTACCAACAACATAACGTTCTGGTTCTAACCCCATGTCTTCCATTTGTTTAAAAAGCATAGCCTTCATGCGTGGGTTAGCATCAAGTACTTCTACTGGTATAACAGTTTCACCTTCAGCCGCATGTACAATGTAGGTATCACCCTCACGACCAAAGTCTGCCAACATATCTGCGGCATCTTGAAATTTTTGTAACCCACCTTGTGGAATGAGCGGTTGTTCTTGTACCGTATAATCTAAACTGGCTATACCTTGCATCACGTTCCCTTTACATAATGTATGATGCAGGATAGCTAAACCTGTAATGAGCTAAACTCATCATACTCAAAAAATAGTTAAACTGCAAGTCAAGTCACAATTTTAACTGTACCGTTATCATTAAACAAAGCACCTGTTTCTAAACCTTCAGAAGAAGTAGGTAAATCAGTAAGTGTAATTTTTGTACCTCTAAGCTCTCCAGGATTATTTACTAATGTAAATGTCTGTGTAAGAGTACGAACTAACTCATCAAAATACATACGATCGTAGTTTTCTGGTGGCAACGGAAAAGTGGGTAATGGTGCTTTATTAACTGTCATCGTTTACCATCATTTTTAATATCTACCCGTGGCGAGCCTAACCGCCAGTTCATTTGCACATTACTCGACTCAACACGTAAACCAAAAGAACGACCCCTTACACGTACATAATTTTGAGTAGCATCATCGCCTACTGTAATTGCTTTACTTGTTTCAAATCCAGTTCCAGGAAACCTTTGCCCTTTGAGTGTAAAAGTAGCTTGATTAGTAGCACTAGCATCAGATTTAGCAAAACTAATATCAGGTATAAGTTTTTGTATAAAAGTAAAATTATCGC